GTAATTCATCTTCCATACAATCACCTTCCATACAATCACCTTCCATGTAGTCACCTTCCATGTAGTCACCTTCCATGTAGTCACCTTCCATGTAGTCACCTTCCATGTAGTCAGATTCTGTTTTCATATCATCAATCATTTCTTCGTCCATCCATCCTTCTTCCATATAATCCTCATCTAATTCAGACTCGGTTACACCATGTTTAATTTTACCATAGTTGAATTTAGGACCTTTTCCTTTTTTCTCTGATTTCAAACCATCTTCCATATCTTCATCGAAACCTTTGTTGTTAACAGATGATTTAGATAAACCGTTTTTCATTTTTCCAAATCCGATTCCAACAGGCTTCATAGATTCACTAACTTCCAATTCATAAATTGTTTCGTCAAGTTCCTCATCTAATTCTTCCTCTAAGTTGTAATCCTCTTCTTCCATTTCGTGTTTACCCATTTTTTCATCCTCTTCGAAGACTAATTCATAAATCACACTCTCATTCATATTTTCCATAGGTTCTTCCATAGACATTTCTGAATCATCACCTAAATCGATAAAATATTCAGTATCAGTGTTATTATCAGTAAGGTGGATTTTATTATCATCTTTAACAACGATAATTCCATCTTCATCACCCATCGCTTTAAACACTTTCAATACTTCGCCAGGTTTTGCTCCCGTCATATCAAGAGGTGGTAATTCGTCTTCATTATCAGTGTCAGCTCCAACACCCATCATAGTGATATCTAATTCATCACCTTCAGGACCTACCTGAGCTTCAACGTCACCCATCTCAACACCATCGTCTGAAACGTTAACATCATCAACGTTTATATCATCGTCTGCGCTTACTTCTTCTTCGTCGCCTTCTTCTTCTTGTTCGTGTAAAGATGATTTAGATTTTGAGCCAAACAATGACTCTTTTACTAGTTCACTGATTTCTTCCTTCATAGTAGAAGCAAGTATTCCTTTTGCATTTTCACTTATAGCTTCCTCGATTGTCTTCATTTGTAATAAAGCCTTCTCTACTAAATTTTCGTTTTTTTCTAAACTCATTTCGTTTTTAAGCAATAATTTTTGCGTTTATTTTATTATATAAATATATCATACTTTCAAAAAAATTATTATATTATGTATTTTACCCCAAAAAAATTAAGAGCATAAAAAAAGGGACCATAAGTCCCTTCTAAAAAAATTTTAAAAAAATTATTCAATTACCTCATCAATTTTACTTTCAACGATTGCGGTGATTCTCCAATCCATCGAATAAGTTTCATAAACTTTAGTAACTTTTGCCTCTACATCTGTAGGTGAAAAACCTCTCACAAGTTTTTCTTCTCTCATTTTTTTAATTTTTCCTGTGTTATCATCAACCATATCAGTTGTGATTTTTGCTACAAAATATTTTTCGTCCATAACTTAATTTTTTATTTACCTAAATAATCGGTTAATCTTTTCATTAAGTCAACAGATTTATCCATACCACCAAGAGCACTACTACTAATTTGTATATTATTATCATGTTCTGATAATTTTTCTTCATATCTTGGTCTATCTTCTTTGTTTAAGTAAAGATATGCTCCAGGTGTGGATGGTGATGATACAAGGTCAAAACAAATTAATTCAAAATCATCTTGAACCTCGTTTTGGTCACCCTTTTTTACTAATGAACCTACACCACGAGAAGATACCCCCATAGTGACACCCTGTCTCATCATGTTAGCAGCAACATCACCTTTAGATGATACTATACCTCTTTCATGAAAACCAGGTGTAGTTAATAGTTTAATCTTACCCATCAATACGTTACCTTCCCACCACATCTCTGTAATAAGGTGAGACACTCTATCAAGGTCAATTAAAGAAGACTCAGGGTGATTTAACTCCGAAATAGACATACCACGTTTAATAGCATCTTGGTATTTTTCTGATTCTCTTCTTAATATTTTTTCAGGGTATACTCTTCCGTTTCTATTTGGAACCCCCCATTTTTGAAGTGTTGCATAAAATTCAAATGGTTTAGAATGTTCTAATTGTCCGTAAGATTCACGTATAATACTTTGATTACGTGGTTCGTTAGGGTTAATTATCCCTGCATCCCACTCAACTAATATACCTTTACCCGTATCGCTAGGTCCTAAAATTTTCATAAGTTCTTTTAGAGATAAATATTAGCTTTCTTTGAATTCTTCAGTTTTTGTTTTGCTAAGAGTAAAATGTTTATTATTTTTAAGGTCATCTGAGTAGACACCATTAAGAATCTTTTTAATTTTATCTCTTAAAACTGGTGATTTGAAATCAAATAAATTATTATGAACATATAAAGTTATTTCTAAATTCATAAAGCTTTTCTTGTTTTTTTGTATCCCGCTTGTTCTTAAATCTAAGTCTACTATTTGTTTTCTTTCAAACGTTTGAATATCTACTATTTCTAATAATGTATGTTGAATTTGTCTTTTTATCTCCCCTACGAGCCTATTCCAATTTTCATCTAATGTGATTGGTTCTATCCATGTTTGTAATACTACGTATATAGATTTGAAATTTTTTGAGTCTACCGTACCGTAGTAACATTTTGCATCATCAAAAATGTTTAGTTTTGATGTTTTTCCTTTTTTCATTAATCATGTCTTTCATGTTTATTTTTTCATAAATGTAAGTCTAAAAATGAAATTTGTCAAAAATGACTTTTTTCCGTATATTTATAGTATAATGTAAAAAAAATATGATAATTATTAAAGTAAAAAATGCATCTTCTTTAGAACAGGCTTTGAAACAATATAAATTCAAAGTGTACAAGACAAAACAGACGGAACAATTAAGGGATAGACAAGAATTTACAAAGAAGTCGGTTAAGAAAAGAAGTGAAGTAAACAAAGCAATTTATTTACAGAAAAAAAGAAATCAGTTATCCTGATTTTCCTCGGTAGAGTTTTCTACTTTTTTTTCTTTTTGTATTTGGTGAAGGATATAACCTGAAACTCCAAATTCTATTGTTGCCCACATTATTATATCAGTCATACTTAAATCAGGATATTTTTTTAGAAGATAAAAAACCATACCCCATTGAGCAATAATAAATGCAATACCAGACTCGATTCTTTTTTTTGAAAAAAATGACGGTCTGTCTGAGTAAATTCTTATTATTTCGGTAATACCTTTTTTTATATTACCCCACCCAAAAAAGTATTTTTTGGAACTCATAGACCTGATTTTAATTTTCTAAGTTTGTATAAGTCGTAATGTGATGTTTTTGAATCTGATATTTTTTCGATTGTTTTTTCAATCATACTTTTCATATCACTTTCTTTTGATTCGTTCAAAGAAGATTTTAAGTTATTAATAACTCCTTCTTGTAATTCTTTGAATTCTTTTTCAAGTTCTTCTTTGGATAAAGAAACTATCGATATAATTTCATTCTTTTCAGATTCAGTAAGGTTATTGATTTCATTTTTAATATTTTCCTCAGCAACTTTTACCATTGTAGAAATTGGTAAGTTAATTGATTTTGTTTTTTGTTCTACCTTTTCTTCAGAGAGAAGTGTATTCAAAATTTGTTTTTTAGATTCTAAAACACTTTCTAAATTTTTTATTGATTTAGAGTAAACAATAGTATCTATGTTTGAATATTTGTTTTCGGTTTCATTTACAAGTTTAGATGACCATTTATCAATAAAGGATAATCTTTTTTTGTTTGACTCAATTAGTATTTGACAATATTCTATGGACTCATTTATATAATCTTCGGCGATATCTCTACTTAAACCTTTTTTAGATGATAAGTCATCGTAGATATAGAAGATTTCACTAATATCTTTATTTTCCAAAATATTAGTTTTAAAATCTCTCATAAAATTTGAAAAATTCTTTTTACCGAACAACTCTGTGCTCGCCTTTTCTAATTTAGTTTTAATAATTCCGAAGTTATTCATGGTCTTTTCTATATAAATATTACCTATTTAGTAATTCTTTTAATCTATCATCTATTTCAGTAATAGAATTCCTTCCCTTACCTAAATCCATAAAATTATTAGAACCAAATAAATTTTCTTCCAATAGTAAATTCAAATCATCTCTCACTAATCTTTCAGGAGCTAATTCAGGAGCTCCCGCTGGTGGTTCAGATGCTGGTGGTTCACCACCCATATCTGGCATTCCTCCCATATCAGGAGCCCCTCCTTCAGGGGATTCTCCACCTTCAGCCGGTTTAGCACCATCCTTTTTACCATAGAGTTTATCAATAGTATCGAATAAACCTGTATTAGTTATTACTTCAGCAGTTTTCGCTAATTCAGCAGCAACAGCTCTTTCTACTCTTTGTTGTTGGATGTCTAATCTTATTTCTTCGTCAGAGAATCCTAAAATGTGTTTCTTAGCCCAAGATGCGGATACAGGTGCTACACTATTTGCAATTTCCGCAACTGCATCTTTATAAAGTAGAATTTTTTCTTTCCAAACTTCAATACCTAATAAATCGGATTGTTTAGAAGGATTAGTTAAACCTAATGTAAAGTTGGTTAATTCATCTTCAAATCCTAATAAGAATAAATGAATGATTGCGATTTTATTAAGTTCGGCAATCATAGATTTTTGAATTCTGTTAATTGTTCTAGCAAATCTGATATCTAATAATGATAAGTTTTTACCATCACCCACCGCTTCTTCAAAACCTAAATAAGCTTTAGGTATTCTTAATGCGGTAACAAGTTTCTTTTGTATATATTCAATATCTGCAATTTCCGCCAAGTTTGTTCCACCCGGTAAAGTTTCTATTGGGTTAGTTGCAGCTGGGTCACGAACGGGAATAAAGAAATCTTGGTCTACCGCCAATTGATTGTACCTCATATCAACATTACCGGTTTGAGGGTCAGAAATTTGGTCTCTTTTGAATTTACTCGCAACTCTCTGTACGTAAGCATCGACATCTTTATCGTCCATGTTACCAACAAATACTTTGAATACTCTTCTTTCGGGTGCTCTTGATACTCGATAGATTAACATCGCATCTTCAGATAATAAAAGTTGTTTCCAAATACGTCTTGCTTTTTCTAACATAGAAGTACCATATGGAAGTTTTCTATCGTCACCTAAAATTCTAAAGTGAGCCATTTCCCACACATTGAATTCCATGTTTTTTTCTTTCCATGTGAATTTCAACGCATCGTTCTCCATTTCCTGAGAATACTTATCAGGTTGGAATCTCATACCTTTTTCTAATCTTTCAATTTGAATGTTTGGTAATTGTTGACATCCAATAATACCTTTTTCTGGGTCCAATTTTAAATAAACAAAGTTATCGCCAAACTTACAAGTATTTCTTGTCCACATCGGTAAATTAGTATTAATATCCAACCTATTGTTAAATAAATCAGTTAATACAGATTTTATTCTTTTTGACTCAGAATAAATTTGTAACATATGTCCGTCTTTATCCGGTGTAGTGGACTCCTCAGCATAGATATCTAATGCCGCGGATATTTCAGGAGTATACTCCATAGACTCGTAATCGTAATAAGAAGCCATACGAGTTGGTTCATAATAAACCGCCTGTGTGTATAAGTTACTTTCAACTTTTTGCCATTGTTTACCAATGTACATAGTTTGCTGAGCCTGTAGTTTTTCTTTTTCGAATTCAGACTTATCCGTTGTTTTGAGTAATTCTTTTTTGTCGAATTTG